TCTGCGCAATCCTTTGCGTGATGGTGACACTGAAACAAAGCAAGATGGCACACCATTGCCTGATCAATACAAAGGCAGCTTTTTCATTCGATGCAAGTCAAATGAAAAGCCTGGTGTCATCGATGCTGAGGGTCAACCTATTCTTGCTGCCAATGATTTTGTTTCTGGTGACTGGGGTCGTGTATCTGTCACTGCATATGCATATTCCCAAGCTGGAAACAATGGTGTAGCATTTTGGCTGAACAACATCCAGTTGCTCGAGAAAGGTGATGCATTAGGGTCAAAAGCCTCGGCAGTGGATGATTTTGGAGTGGCCAAAACCGCTTTCCAAGACTCTAATATTCCTTTCTAAACCAATATGTATCAATATCTGCTGAATCAATTTGGTGTTCGTTTGACTCTCGATGAAGTGGCTGGAGTGCTGAAAGTGCCAATTGGTACTATTTACAACAAACGCTCAAAAAATGAGCTGAGTTTTCGCACATACAAAGATGGACTCAGAGTGTTTGTGGACACCAAAGATTTGGCAGATTACTTGGATAAAACAAAATGAAATTCCCAAAGATAAAACAATACACACCAGCAGATAAAACCGATGTAATGACCACATGGAAACGATTCGGTTTTATCCCTCCAAGTGAAGATGCCAATTACCAGCGCAAATGGACACTGTATAAGTATTCAATCAACGCTGCTGATTACAATATCAAAAATGTTTGATTGGTTTAATATTTTTATGTGGGCAATCGCTCTCGGCTTGCTGGGATTGATTGCCTTTATTTTCAGCACCATTGGATTGATGGTTTATCTATATCTGAAAGAGCATTAGGCTCCACAGATTCTTTCGCATTGGTGCATCACTGCAATGCGCTGCTCTGCACCAAATAATCCCCCATTGATGATTTCTGTGAGTTTGTTGTAATTTTTGGCCTGTGCAGCCTCATTGCACTTATGCGTTTTCCAATACCAGCCACCAATTTGTGCAGCATATTTGGGTGTGCGTGCCAGGTCAGGATTGTGTACCAGATCGATGCCCAATGCTTGGCCAGCATGGTAAAAATTATCGTGTCCAGTCAATTGACAAATTGCTGATCCTCTGAACCTCCAGCCATCTCCTGATGCCTCATCTCGATTGCCCATACGATTTGAGTAAATGTGATTGGCAATTTTTTCTGGCTGATGGGCATACTTTAAAGCCTCATCCATCGATGGAAACCGCTTTGGCCACAATTTCATCAGCGTCTCTGGCCGATAGTTTAAATTCTCACTCAAATCTTTAAAGTGATTTGACTCATATGAGAATTGGCCAATGAAACACGCCTGTTCTTCAAGTGTTGAAATGCCCCATCGATCAAATGTGTCATTGAGTGGGTTTAACCACTCAATACCAATTCCAAGTGCTTGGAGTTGTTCACCAGAAATCATACTTGCACCATAATAATGAAAAGAACTGCCACTATCAGGCACATTAAAATGATTGTTATTTTGTCATTCATATCAATGCAATAAAACGCCATTGTTGATAACAACTGGAGCCGTGGTCAATTTGGAAACCGCATTGTTCAGTGTTGATAAATCCATATTCAAAACCGTGTTGTATGCATTAGCTTGACTTGCCATAGCACCAACCAAAGTAGTGCTGTTGGTTGCAGCCATACTTGTCAAAGAATTGTTGGATGAAACAGCAAGATTAGACAAAGCGGTATTTGATGAATTACCCATGTTTGCTAATGAAGTGTTGGAGCTGTTTGCTACGCTAGTCAAAGCAGTTGTTGCACTATTAGCAATATTGACAAATCCTGAATTGGCATTGGCAGCCATAGAAGCCTGATTGTTTGATCCTGTGTTAGCTATAGAAGCAAATGTACCATTGGTGTTCATTGAAACTGCAGCAGCGTTGTTAGACTGTGTTGTGGCAACCTTGGCGTTTTCCATGATGCCAAAACCTTGAACAACCGTTGGCAAGAGCAAAGAAGCCCACTTGAAAGCATCATCACTTGCATTTTTAGGTGCGTCAATTCTCTGCTCTTGAGCACCACCCATGCCTCCCATTTGCATAGACATGATGGCAGCAACTGAAGCAGTTGGATCGCCTTTTTTAACCACTTCAGCCAATACTTGGTAGCGGGCTTTGTCGGCCTCTGCCTTGTATCTGGCAATCGTGACTTGTGTTTCAGAATATTTCTGATAGTCATTTGATGCACAACCAGCCAAAGCCAGTATTGAACCAAAAATTGCTAATTTAATCATTCTATTTTCTCCATTAGGGTTTGTCTGACTTCGTTATAACTGGCAATACAAGCGTTTAATGATCGGATGGCTTTGTCTCCATCGGCTGTGATGGAGATAAGATTTGCAGAAGCCTTTGCGTCAAGTTCGGCTCTTGTGGTTGAATCTCCGTTGGCAGCTCTGGAGGAGTCGGTGGCACATAAGGCATTGGAGGAGATGGGGATTGACAAGCGCACAACCCCAGACTGCACATCAGCAGTGAGCTTGCTAATTTTGGTTTGAGCTTCATTGTTGGCTTTCCTTAATGCTGATGCCGTTTGGTTAACTTTTTCATTTAACTCTTGTTCTTTGGCTCTTGCTTCTTGATTAAGTCTGTCAATTTCAACTTGATCTTCAGCCATGCGTCTTTGATAACCATGATGATCGCTGACATAATAACCTCCTGTAATAACTAAAACAATTCCAAGCACTTTTAAGATAAGTGCATGGGCCTTTAACATTGGTAGAAACCCGACCAAATATGAAAGGGTATATGCAATCACTCCACCGATCAGAGCAATGATTGCAATGTAATAAAGCATATCATTAAAAAACCAACTAAGCATTTTTAACGCTTTCTCGAGCTTGGGCAGTCCTCAAACGCTCCTCTGAGTTTTCCAATGTTGGTGGCCCAGATGGTGGTGATGGTGCAGTCCAATTGGGTGATGGGGCCATCATAACCACTGGAGCTGGTGGTGGTGGTGGAGGAGCCACATATGCAGCAGTATTGCCTTTGGCTGCATTCATCATGTTGGTGGCTTCATTGCTGATGCCCTTGGTCATAATACCGCCAATGCCCCCCACGATCAAAAGCACGATGTCATTGAGCATTTTGGTGAATGCCTGGTCAATTGGGGCCATGGCTTTGATTGGCTGGCTCACAAACATCACGCTATAAATCAGCGTGACCACAATAAAAAACAAAATCAAAGTCACAACAATGACTACAAATGCCCTGACTCTGACATCGATGTCATCTGCACTGAGTCTGTCCTTGGGACTGTTGAGTAATGCCAGCAGTATTTCCTTCAATTTTCTTCTCCAATATTGGGGCCACTAAATAATCTGGACAATCTTGATCAAACTCACATCTTGGCCTTTGACAAACATCTTTGCTAAAGTTTTCAGGGTCTTGGCAAAAATACCGATATTGATCATGGCAGCCAGCCAACAACATCAAAACAATCAAAATCAGATATTTCATTTTCCCTCGATTCTGGCCAAAGCCTTATCAACTCGAATTTCCATTTTTTTGACATCGGTATACATCCACGCCAGCAATGGCAAAAAAAGCAAAATAATCACCAAAAGCACAATAATCAAAAGAATCCCTAATGCGTCAGACTTATGATCAGAATCCATGCGTACATCAACATCAGCACTGTAATTGCTATAGCCACCAGACGATTTTGGATTTGATCCGCTTTTTGTCTTCGTTGCCATTTCGCCATCCTCTGCTGCATGATCTCCTCTCGCCTTGCCATTGCCTGAACTTGAGCAATCTCACCGATTTTCTGATTGATCCTCGAGTACAAATCCTTCAATTCTGGTGGTGAATGATAAATCATAAACTCTGACAATTCCTGAGATAATTTCTCAGCTTGCAGCCCAGCAATCACCAGTTTGATGGCAGTCTCTTGGCCAGATTCATCGCTTTGATGTAACGCCAATTCCTCCTGTTCTTTGATGTAGTTTTTTATTGTGTTGTATGCTTGAAAGAATTTGATCAAAGAATCACTCACTTGTTGATAAATGAGATTTTCATCAAACTCTGGGGGTTTTTGTTTTGTCTTTTTTTGTGTTTTTGGTGTTTCAGCTTTGGGTTTTACATCTGACTTGGAACCAAATAAAGACCCAAAAAACCCCCAAATGCCTTTTGCTTGCTTATGAACTGTCTTGGCATCTTTGACAATTCCATCAATTTCTTTGGCCACATCAGCAACAATTTGCCGACCTTCTTTGTACATCTCGACCGATTCTTTGATGAATGCGACCGCTGATGTGGCTGCTTGAATTAGAAGAAAAATCTCAATTTTTACAATCCAAAGAATTTGTGAACAAAGGTGGCTGCCACGCCTGGTCCAAGCAAAACCAAAGCCATCACTGTGTAGAGCAAATACTCAATCTTGGTCATTCGCTTTTCGCCAGCTGTTAAATGCTCTTGGATGACTCTATATCTTTCAGCACATACTGCCTCATGCACTGCCAGTCTTTTGTCGATTTCAGCGTCCATTTATGCCTCTGCTGGGATTACGTTTTGAAAATCATATTTTATTGGAACCGCTGACATTCTCAACAAATTATTGACCAATCGTGTGTCACTTGGATTAAATTCCACTGCTTTTTGGCAATACTGTGCAGCCAAGTCCTTGAATCCCAAATTCCATGCTGCAATCGATGCCAAATCATAGGGTAATTCCCCCCAGGCATTTGGGTCCATTGTGTAGACCAGCTCTTTGTTGGTGATGTTCAATGCCTGTCTGGCAGCATAAAAGCAAGTGTCCCACAATGATTTGTTATAGCAGTGCATGGCCAAATCCACCCATGGCTCTCTCGATGTTGGCAGCTCCATGGTGGCCAATTGATGCCATTTCATGGCCTCAGAATCATTACCGATGGCTGCATAACACTTGCCCAAAAGCCTCATTGCATAGCAGCGGTCATTGACCCATGTGGCTTCTGGCATGGCCAAGTATTTGTGCAATGCTGCAATGGCATTTTCATTTTGGCCATAGAAAAACAATTCTCGGCCATAGTAAAACGCATTTCTAGGGCAATGTGGGTCTTCATTGACCGCCAGCTCAAGCAAGGGTAAATACTGTGATCTGGACTTGGTATTGTCTGGCAAATGGGTGACCAGCTGCATATCAGTGTTGGCATAAACTTCATTGATTCTGTTGTCTGGTCTGGGATATTCATGCACTGGGTGATGGAATCGGTATCCATGCCTGGCAAAGATTTTCTCTGAATAGAACACAATGCCGTTGGACCAGTCAAATTTGTATCTAATCCTAGTCACACCATCGATCCAAAGCCGTTCAACTTCAGCTCGCCAGCCATCCTCGAGGACTTCATCGAGATCGAGTGAAACCACCACATCAATGTCTTTTGGCAGCAATGCCAGTGCAGCATTTCTGGCCAAATCAAACCGCCATGGTGTGATGCAGATTTGATGCACATCGATGCCGCACTCTTTGGCCAGCTGCACTGTCTCATCAGTTGAGCCAGTATCGGCCAAACAAATCAAATCAGCGTCTTTGCAGGATGCTATAAATCTCTCAACAAATTGAGCTTCATTTTTTGAAATTGCCGAGATTGCTATTTTCATTCTAAAGATGTAGGAGGTGTTTGTTGTTGATTTTTTGCTTCTTTCTGAACAGCCTCAATCAGTTGGAATACTTCTTGGAAAGGTTTAGTTCCCAAGTACGCCATGATGTTATTCACGAGTGTGGTTGATAAAGTTACTTTGTCCATTTTTATCCTTTAGAAATTAAAATTCCCATTGCGTAACCAATTATAAAAGCCACCATTGGATGACAAATAAACTTGATTACTTTTGTCATGCCGTCTGCCAAGGCAATTTAGGCGTAACAACAGTAGGATTGATCTGTGCGTTAATCATGCCATCCAATGCGGTCTGTGTGCCTGTTTGGTCAACGCCATTTTCATAAATCCAATTCAATACCTCTGCCTGTGTCAAATTAGCATAAGGAATGTATTGTTCGTTGGGGTTGTAAACAATGTTGCAAGTGCTATAAATCCTTGCGGTGTAGGGGATACCATTGTTTGTTTGGTCGCTAGTCGCAACGCATTGCCAATGGGCGCAGAACACGCAATCAGGTTGTGGTGTTGTTGGATATGCGTCTAGCGCAGAAATTGACCATACATAAGTATTCATATTAAGCTCCTTTAAGTTTAGCTACTTCAGCCTTGAGGGATTGAATTTCTGCGTTAAGTTCTTTGATTGCCGCAACCAAATACGGTATTGCACCAGAATTATCCATTTGTTGATATATAGGTTTTCCGTCCGCATCAACTGCATCTTTTTCGCCTGTAACAGACCTTGGGATAATAGCCTGAAACTCATGAGCCAAAAATCCTGTATCAGCTTCGTTATCAGAAATCCATGTAAAGTTAACAGGATTTAATTGATTTATTATTGATAGTCCTGTTGTTATAGGTTGTACATTAGATTTAAGTCTGTAGTCTGATGTAGTGTTGTAAAGAACTGCCGTTGTGCCTGATTGAGTAATAGAACCAATAACAGAACCATTGTAAACATATCTTTGATATGGTGTCCCACTTGCTGTTCCACTTGCATGACCCGTGTCAAATGTTGCAGTACCGCCACCAGAAAAAGATATTCCACCTTGAGCTGTTGCACCATTTGTAGCTGTTCCAAGATATAAACTTACATTAGCATATGCGCTTGCAGTACCTATACCTAAGTTACCACTAGAGTCAATCCTTGCCGCTTCTGTAGAGCCGTTGATTGCAAAAGAAATTGCATAATCAGATTGCAAGCCTAAACCAACACCTTGTCTGTGATAGATAATAGGGTGTGCAGATGTTGGAGCAGAAGCCATAGCAGAATTAAATGCAATATATCCTGTTCCACCTGTTCCAAGTCCATCAATACCTGCAACAATACCACCTAATACTTGTAGTTTTGCCCCTGATATTCCAGATGTCGAATCTGCAGTTGTAGAGTTAATTAATAAACGACCACTAGCATCTAGTGTCATTGCTTGGGTAAAAGATATAGCGTTACCTGCTGTGCCAATTGGAGCTATGTTCCAAATATGTTTACCTGCATTTTGGTTATATGATGTAGCATAATATGTAGATGTGCCATATTTCCAACCAGAATTGTAATAAGCATTATTTGTAAAATAACTATCACTTATGCCACTTAAAATAATATTTCCTGCAACACCAATTTCAAATGATTTGTAGCCAGATACACTAGATTGAGGAGTAACTCCTAATCCTAAATTAGTGCCGTCAAAAACCAATCCTGACCCAGTAGCCAAAGCACTTGTACTAGACGCATACACCACACCATTTGCTGTAAATGATGTTAGTCCTGTACCACCGTTTGTGGTTGCTAGTGTGCCTGTTACGCCTGTAGATAAGGGTAATCCTGTGTTGCTTGCTAACGATCCTGTTGTGGTTTGTAACGTGCCAGATGTAGGCAAAGTAACGCTAGTGTTGCCAGTAGCCACAAAAGTCTGAGTATATGCGCCACTATGTGTGACGTTTCCACCGAGAGTAATTGTTGATGAACCATTGTTAACACCTGTTCCACCATAAGTCCCAGTAACTACATTACCAGCCCATGATACTGAACCAGAAATACTGCTTGAATTATTAAAACTTAATGTTGCATTACCCCATGAAGCAGTGGCTGGCACATAAGAATGTACATCCCATGTTCCATTACTTGTACTATTGGTCAACAAAATCACATGAGCTGCGCCACCAGCTTGTAATGCAAGTATTGATGTCGATCCATCATGTGCATTGACTTGGATAGATGAATAAGTAATATTGTTGTTGAAATAAAATTTGTCCCCAACCGATAATGTTGTGGCATCAGGCAAATTGAACACTTGTGATGTGGTTGTGCCAGTCACCACTTGATCTTGAGCTGATGCAACTGTTAAGTTGATGGGTGTGGATGATGCAGTTGTAAATGTGGTATTTGGAATAAAGTTGTTTGCAAATACATTTTGATTTGAATCTCTCAAAACAACTGAATTTGCTCCTGATGTTCCATAAGATGATCCCCAGGCAGAGCCAGTTGACACTGCAATGCCAGCTGCTGGATAAACTGTTGGCCCAGCTGCGCCTGTAGGTCCTGTGGGACCAGTAACGCTTGGTCCTGTGGGTCCTGTAGGACCTTGAATACCTTGAATACCCTGAACCCCTTGAGGACCCGTAGGACCTAAAGCACCTGTTGGGCCTGTGGCCCCTTGAATGCCTTGGCTGCCTGTAGGTCCTGTAGGTCCTTGAATGCCTTGGCTGCCTGTCGGGCCTGTCGGGCCTTGGTTGCCTGTCGGTCCTGTAGGACCTTGGCTGCCTGTCGGTCCTGTAGGGCCTTGGCTGCCTGTCGGTCCTGTAGGGCCAGATGAATATGGCAAACTATTCCATGCAGTGGAACCATCACCAACTTTAAATTTTCCAGTGTTGGTTTCATAGCCTGGCTCACCAATCGCCAAAATTGGATTTGTGGTTGACCAATCTGTTGATGAACCTCGTCTGTATTGAATTTGTACTGCCATTTTTTAAACTCCACCACAATCAATGCTTGTAATGCCACCATAATTTGAATTTGGAGCACCGCCATCTAAATTTGAAATTACTGTGCTTGGCCCAGCTGGACCAATGCTGCCAACTGGGCCTGTGGCCCCTTGAATGCCTTGGCTGCCTGTCGGTCCTGTAGGTCCTTGAATGCCTTGGCTGCCTGTCGGTCCTGTAGGTCCTGTAATACTTGCGCCTGTCGGTCCTGTAGGTCCTGTAATACTTGCGCCTGTTGCACCTGTTGAACCTGTCGGTCCTGTTGGACCTTGAATTCCCTGAATACCTTGAATACCTTGAATGCCTTGCACTCCTTGTGGTCCAGTTGGCCCAATTGTACCTTGGCTACCAGTTGGACCAGTTGGACCTGTAATTGTAGATGCAGCTCCTGTTGGTCCAGTCGGTCCTGTAGGCCCTGTAGCTCCAGTTGGTCCAGTAGGACCAGTTGGACCTGTAATTGTAGATGCAGCTCCTGTCGGTCCTGTGGGTCCTGTCGGCCCAGTAATGCTTGGCCCAGTCGGTCCTGTCGGTCCTGTAATGCTTGGTCCAGTCGGTCCTGTCGGTCCTGTAATGCTTGGTCCTGTTGGCCCAGTCGGTCCAGTAATGCTTGGCCCAGTCGGTCCAGTTGGGCCTGTGGGACCGCTTACGCCTCGATTGGTTGTGACCACCAATGATGGTGTAGGTGTGACAACAACATTTAAATTGTTGCTATCAACAACTGTTACCGATACATTGCTCATACCACCACCACGCCATCAGACCGAACCAAAAACAACAAAAAGATGATTAAATCATCTTCTGGTGTGCTGCCTGTCACTGGCATGGAAACCTTGATTCGGCCAGAAAATCCAACTGGATCGACCGCATTGATTTCCAATTCTGGATCGGTTGCAATCAATGACCATGCCGTGTCATCAATCACCAATGTGAAAGTGCCAGCCGTATCATTTCGATTGGCAATGGTTAGAGATACTGGTGTGGGTGTTGGTGAATAGTCTGCAATATCAAATGTCAGACCATTTCGAGTGTCAGTGATATTGGACAATTCTCGTCTTACAATACTGGCATCGATGGTAGCTCCAGTCAAATTGAGTGGTGCACCAGATGAATTGGTCCAAGCCAAATTCCAATATGTCTTTTGCTGCCAAACCAATTCTCCAGCAATGATTTCATTGTCAAACCCTGATACTTGATTCAGGGTATTTTGATTAAAAACTGCCATTTCATGTCCCTTACTAGGTAGTGACGTTTCCTACACTCTTGCCAGAAACGTATGATTTTATGGTGTTTTGTTTTGTTTTGTCGATTTTAACCAATAATTGATTTTTTACAATCAATTTGTTGTGGGGGGAGTTGGCCAAACCACATTAAATGGATACCCAGTTTGGGTGGGAATATCCCTTAAAGCCTGTCTGTAATTTTTCCATTCTGTTGGAATTGCTGAACCTTGATCTGTGGCTCTGACCACAATCCAATCTGATGCAGTCAATAATAAGTTTCTTTGGGTATTAACAATTTGAATTTGATTTTGCTTTTTTTGATCGTCTGTTCTGGTATCAACCCAATTAAAAGTCTCATTGCTCCATGTCATGTACGATGGCTGCTTTTGTGCTTTTAATGTTTTTTGATCATTTGTATATGTTTGAATTTGACCATTTACAACATAATTTGATTGATGATTTGATTGACCTTCAATGGTTTGACAATTTGGCATTGTTTGAAATTGAAAATCTTTATCTGAACAATATCCAGACATAACAATTTCATAAGATATTGGATTGTATATTGTGTAATATTTCATACAAGTGGTTGAAAAAATGAAGTAAATACGTTGTCAAATTCTAATGACCCATTTCCTAAAAATGTTCCTGATGCATCATAAAATGCTGCAGTACCATAAACATTGAAATTGTATGTGCCAGCTGGCAAAACACCAGCTGCAGTTATTGTTATTGGAAATGCAGTTTCTGCTTGATTACCAAACATAAAATAACATGGTACGCTAAATGATTCAGCATAAGTAAATTCATTAACTCCAAGTGTTGTATTGCGAGTTGTAAAATTTAAATATAAATAACAAAAAACTGCAATTGAACTTAATCCTGTTAAATTTGAATACATAAATCCAGTGGTTGACAAAATTGCTGGGTATGATGCATTATTTGTTTCAATAGTAAAAGTTAATAAATTAACTGTTGATAAAATGGAACCACCAGAATATGCAGCCGTATTATTTTGAATAAATCCATTGATAAACACACCAGATGATGAATTAGTAATATTTGATGTGGAATTACCAAAAGCAAAATATCCAGTTGAATATAAAACACCACCTGATCCAGTCATGGTGGTCCCACTTAATGCAGCAGTATTTGACAAAAATTTACCAGTTACAGTTAAATTTCCAGTATTGGTTGAAAGGGCCGACAAATTACCAACTTTGAATGAAGATAAATAAGGCACTCCCCAAATAATGTTTCCAGTGGTTGGGTTATATACACCATCGGATTGCCAAAGAGATTGACCAGATGACAATGTTGGAACTGTATAACTCCATGTTCCACCACTCCATGATCCGTCTGGTGGTAAAGATGTACTGCCAGAAGTTGTAATTGTGAATGGTGTTGTATCTAATGCAGCTGATGATGTTACTGTGTAGCACGTTGTAGCAGTTGCACCAGTTGATCCTACATATCCAAATGGAACAATACTAGCATCTGTCCAACTAATCGTTGTTGTTGTAACCGTTACCGAATCAGTTAAATTTACTGATGCTGCAAATAATGTATATCCTACACTTGGTGAATCAGAAATTGATGTAAACCATCCGCTTGGTGGTGATGAAATGGTATTGTTTGACCAAGTATAAGTTGATGTTCCAGAAATGGTTGGTATTGATGCTGCCCATTGATATACAGTGGCTTTGGCCATTTGTACACCATTAACAGCCGTTCCATTTTGTCCAGCAACATATGTTGAAAATCCACTTGTCCAACTCACTGATGTAGTTGTTGCAGTTGAAACATCAGTTACTTGTTTGCTGGCCACCCATAATTGAATGCCAGATGTACCAGGATTGGTTGGAACTGTAGTTTGCCATCCATTTCCACCTGTATAAGATGATGATGCTCCTGTGGACCATGTATAAGTTGAAGTACCTGATGGATTGCCTGGCGCAGATGAAGACCATTGATATAAATATGTTGTGGCATATTTATTGGCCGATGTGCCTGTTGGGCCTGTTGGACCAGTAATACTTGAACCAGTTGGCCCTGTCGGTCCTGTAGCTCCAGTTGAGCTTGGTGACCATGCAAATCCAGCACTGATGGGGCTTAATGTTGATAAACTCGTGCCACTTCCAACTGTGTATGAAAAATAATATGTTGCAGCTGGCAGCACAATGTCAACAAATGTATAGTATGAATTGTTTGGCACTGGCAAACTGTTGGCCGTTTGTACATTGGCCCAGACTTTCCAATCTGATCCTGATGGTGTGGCCACTGTTGTATAGTACAAAGTGCCGTTTGTGACTCGGCCAGTTACTGGCACAAACACTTGCACATTGAAATATGGTTGAGTTGCATTTTCAAAATGAGCCGTGACTGTTGGTGCAGCCAATGCACTGAAAAATGTGGGTGCAGCCAATCCACTGTGTGGAGTTG